ACTGTGAGTGTAATAGCCATGATATATACTCCTCGCCATACGGCGCCAATCTCGGGCATCTCGTATCTCGCCCGTGTTTTAATTATACTGCACGTGTCAACTCATAGCACAATTATTTTCTACAACTAAAGTTGTATTGACAAGCACTCGCTCCTGTGCTATAGCACGCGCGCCGCTCTCAGTATATACTCTTCAGTATAGATTTAATAGTATAGACTCCCCCCACCCTAAAAAATCTGAATTCGAATTCGCTGGCCGGGGACCACCAATATAAATTTTTAAAAAATTTGACTCTAGCACTATAGCACACGCAGCGCGAAGCGCGACGCAAGCGCGGGGCGGCGCAATGGGGTATTACGCGGTACGAATGGCTGTAATACTCTATTGATATTCTCCCCCTATCTATATATAGTAACCATAGTGCCTGACCTGCGTCGGAGAGGGGCGACAAGAATGAGCGAGTCTAAAATACTACAGAGTCTTGAAGAATTTAAGAACAAGTATGCTTGGGATAAATCCCTACTGACTGGACATTTCGCGCCCTCCGCGCAGGTAGCACCGGAAGCGGATTCTAGTATCGAGGATTATTTACGGGAGGCGCAAGCGGCGCAGCAATCGGACGCGTGGGAGCTTGTGCCTCGGGAGGTGCTGTGATGGGTGTTCATACTCCTGGCCGGCCTTCCGCCCTAAATCCGCATTTGCAAATGACGTACAAGCGGATGATGAAGATCGAGCGGATTGCGAGACTGACACTCGACCCGAGCGGATTTAGCAACGAGCAGATCGCAAACATGCTCGGGTGCAATAAGCAGACGGTTGTGCTAGTGCGGCAGCTTCCAGCATTCCATGCGAAGATCATGGAGATAAAGAGCGGTGTTATCTCTGGGTATGATGCCGCGCTACGCACGAATATAGATAACGCGAGGCAGGAACTTCGGGATATGGTTCCAGTGGCGCTGAATGTTATTAAGAATGCTGCGTTCGGAAAGCTTGGCTCGCAACTCCAGTACAAGGCCGCGCAAGACATACTAGACCGCGAAGGGAATCTAGCGAAGGTATCTAAAAGCAGTGTGAGTGTTGAAGTAGTTCCGAACATGCAGGTTGATCCACTTGTGGCATCAAATTTAATGTCTCTGCTGAGTAACGCGCCGCCGATTCAAGAAATTCCCTGCACAAGCACAGCGAACTCCTTTACTCAAAGCGCAGCCGCCGCTGAAATCAAGCAATACGAACTCGGCGAAATGACGAACGCGGAAACTCTCGACATACTTCTAGACGGAATCGAGCCCGCCAAGCTCCCGAATTAGTTAGCTCTGCGGTACACAGAATCTAAATCTTGCTGAGTGTTCTGGACCCTCACTTAGTAAGTCCCGATACCTGAAGCTGTGTACCGCATCTAACTATAAACTGAGTTTCAATATAAATCTCTTCAGGGTCGGGAGTGCTTCTCAAAGGGTCCCCAAGCGGAGGGACGAAGTCCCGACGCGCGGAGCAGGATCAATTATGAGCTATACCTCAAAAGATCTCCAAGATGTAGCAGCTCAAAATCTAGAATATGAATACAGCGAGACTGGCGGATTATATATACCGCGTGCTGTAACTTCTAGCTGGCGTGTGCTTCCGCCGGTGCATAATGACCCTACGACGCTGCGAATGATTCACCGGCTTAATTCACAAGGCTCGCTATTCTATTTCGCAACACGTGTGCTCGGCAAAACAAGATTCCAGAAGAACCCGAATCCAGATCAGAACTTACACTTTCAAATGTGCAAGGTCGTAGAAAAAGATGGCCTCAAGGAAGTAATTGAAATTCCTCGCGGGCATTTTAAATCCACAGTGTTTACAGAATGCTATAGTATGTGGCGCGCGCTTCCTTTAACTTACGAGGATGAACTTTACATGCGTGCTCTTGGCTACGGCGACCGCTGGATAAAGTGGATGAAGTACGTGCATAATCAGGATATTCGTATCCTGCTTGTATCCGAAGTTATAACGAACGCGTCGAAACTGGGCGTTCGTTTGCAAGGGCATTATCAGAATAATGATCTCTTTAAGTATATTTTCCCTGAGATTCTACCTGATGCAAGTTGCACACAGAATAAAGAATCATTCTGTCAGATGCGCTCGAAGGGTTCAAATGCACAAGGCGAAGGTACTTTCGACTTCATCGGTGTTGGTGGCGCACTTCAATCTCGGCATTATGATATAGTAATCCAAGACGATTTAGTAGGACGCGAAGCATACGAATCTGATGTTACAATGGCGAAAACTATTGAGTATCATAAATATCTAGTAGGCGCGTTCGATGCCGAACAAGACGATGGCGGAAGAGATAATGACGAACTCGTTGTAGGAAATCGCTGGAGTTATAAAGATCTGAATTCCTATTTGCGAAAAGAAGAAACCTATTTCAATTTCACGACCCATTCAGCCTTAGGCGGATGCTGCAATCTACATCCATTCGGTACTCCTATTTTTCCTGAATCCTTTAACTTTGAAAAACTGGCAAGATATAGAAAAAGACTTGGCACGTACATCTTCTCTTGCCAATATCTTAATACTCCGATTAACCCCGCGGAAGTAAAGTTTAAACTCAAGAGTTTACGACGGTTTGAGTTTGTACGAGATAATTCTTTTACATATCAGGATGTAATTCCATTCGATACTAAGGGCCGCACACGTACACGAACGAAAATAAATATCCGGCATAAGGTATTAGACGGTGACGTAGAAGAAGACATTAGCCCACGAAATCTAAAACGCTACATGATAGTTGATCCAAACCATTCAGGAAATGACGGACGGTGCAGACATGCTATCACAGTCACAGGAATCGCAGAAAATCCCAGACGCGTATATCTGCTTGATGTCTGGGCAAAAGCATGTGGAACTGATGAATTTATCGGAGTTATGCTCGATCTTGCCGTCAATGTTTGGAAACTCGACTGTATTTATATGGAGACTATTGCCGCACAGAAGTATCTCAAGTACCACATGGATTACATAATCAAGGAAAAATCCTATAAAGATCCACGATATGCCGCACTTGAGATTAAGGAATTAAAAACTCCCAAGACCGCGAACGCTAAAAAAATGCGTATTGAGGGACTCGGGCCGATATTCAGCCGCGGAGAGTTCTGGATCAACACTGTAGGAATGGAAGAGTTTATCGAGGAATTTGAAGCGTACCCCAGCGGTAAACTTATTGATGTGCTAGACACACTCGGCTACGGCCCACAAGTATGGGACTTCGATACAAACACAGACGAAGTTGAATTTGAGATTCTTCGCCGCAAGGAACAATACAAACGCACGATCCGAAATTCTTCAATGGGGTTTAATTAATATGGCCGAAGATTATATCACTCGTTCCGAGGTGATTGTCTTGATTGATGAGCGCGGCGAGAAGCTATCAGATAAAGTCGATAGTATGCATACTGATCTTACAAAACTCAGTGCTACTATTGGTGTCACGCTAAAGTATATTGCTGGTGGCGTTATGGTCTGGGCATTTAAACAAGTAATAGAATTAGTTCAAACATTCCATCATTAGGGAGAGCGATTATGAGTATTACGAGTATTTTAAAGGATGTAGCGGAGAGTCCTGTGATTATTGCCAAAAAGATCGGCGAGGTATTTACGATTATCGGCAAGGCTGATAAGGTGTTGAGTACCGTAATCACCGAGCAGCCTGAAATTAAGCTGGCGCTGCTCAGCACAGTAAACGGTGCGCTCGCTATTGGCGGTGATATATCAACAGCGATTGCAGCGAAGGGTTTGAATTGGACTGCAGATACTCAGGTTGTCGCTGATGTTGAAGCATATTTCAAGAATACAATCGAAGGGCAGCTTGTTCCGCTGATTGAGAAGTTGTATGCAGACATCGCAGTTGATATTAAAACACCCGTAGCATCAGTAGTGGCTCCTTCAGCCGCAGCAATCGCAGCTGGTATGTCCCCTACGCAAGCAACAAGTTAGGAGATTTTATGGCTAAGTTTACTATATTTCTTACGGAAATTGGTAATTTACCTCACGCATTCTGGGGAGTGCTTATAACATTCTCCTCTATGTTTATCGCAGTACATTACAATATGGCTATCGGTTATTATTTTGCCGGAGTCGGTTCAACACTTCTGGGTATAAAGGGTATTTCAAATGCCAGCAATTCAACCGATCAAAATTAATTTCGGTAAAGATGCCACAGAAGAGATGTGGAAGTGGGTGGAAGAGACAACCTCGTATTGGTACGAGAGGACGAGGAATTTCCGTGAGGTCAAACTAAAGGAGTTCGCCCGTTTGTACAAGGGCACTCCTCTTACGGAGATTCGTGATACTCCTTGGCCCGGAGCTTCTAATATAGAGATTCAGGTTGTAGCAGCAAATTCTGATAATCTTCTATCTCGTGTTATGGCCATGTATATGACTGACCCACTTTGGACAGCTAAGATATACGGAGATATTGAATCCGGCAAGGGCGACGATCAACGCTCTGCCGTTGAAAAATTTCTTGGGAATATGGCTCTTGATCCTGCGGAGCTTGATTTCTACCGCGTTGAGGAAGCATGGTTCTCTTCTACCATTCGTAACGGCACTGGAATTATTAAATTCCCTTGGCTGTATCACGTCGAGACACAGTATGTTTCTACTGGAGATATAGCAGCAGAGGAATCTAAATATGAGATGCGGGATGTTATTCGATTTGATGGCCCTCGTCCTGAGAATGTGCCTCTGAATAAATTCCTCACTGATATTAGTTTTCAGAAACTAGAAGATTCTAAATTCAAATGTCATATTATGACATGCTCGCGTAAGACACTTGAGGATAAGAAAGCACTCAAGTTCTTTTCTGATGAAGATTTGGATAAAATTATCGCTCAGCCGGACCGCTCACAATCGGATGCCCTGCAAAATTATATCGAGCGCCAGCAAGGAATTCAAGATACGGGTTCTGGTTCTCTTGCTGATGAATACGATATTTATGAATGCTGGTATCGGTATCAGCACAACGGGCAGAATCTTAGATTAGTATGCTTGCACCACCCACAGAGTAAGACGCGACTTGCAGCATTTTACAATTACTATCCAGAGAATATGGATATATTTGAGGATGCAAAGTTAGCATACGATGATGACCAGTATTATGGTTATGGTTTTGCTGAGATGTTGAAGTCTTATCAGGATGAAATTTCAGAACTTCATCGGCAGCGAATTAACGCTAAGACACTTAGTAATACGACAGCATTCCGTGTAAATAAGAGTAGCAAGTTGCATTCAATCCTTCAGTTTTATCCTGGTGTTTTAGTACCCGCAGACGAGAAGGAGATTGAGCGGTTAGAAACTGGCAACATCCAAGCTGATAATCTTGATGGCGAGAATCTTTCACTAGCACTAGTCAAAGAGCGTACTGGTATCGATCCAGCAACAGGAGGTACAGGTGGCGGGATTGTCAATAGCAAAAGAGGAATATATAGTAGCCAAGGGACTTTCGCGGTCTTACAACAACAGAATTCTCGAACTGGATTGCGCATGTCCGATATGCGCAGTGCTCACAGCAGAGCCGGTTCAAAGTTTGCAAAGATGTACGCTAGCTTCGGACTTGGAAAAAAGCTCAGGCAATTTGGTGATAACGCAGATGCGCTACGAGAGGCGTTTGAGAATATCAAAACTGGTAAACTTGGACTATCGGTTCGCGCGTCTACGGCATCGATGAATAAGGAATTGGAGAAGCAGAATGATATTATGCTTTCTCAGACTCTTACTCAGTTGTACACACAGGATGCGCAGGTTATTCAAGCATTAGGAACCCCTGGAATTCCTCCAGATCTAGCCCAGTATTACACAGAAGTTCTTCGTGCTAAGCAATCGCTGTATAAAGAAATCGTACAGAATTTCGGCCACGATGATGCAGCAAGATTAATTCCAGTTCCAGCAATTATCAAGCAGGGGAGAAGTAATGAATCTAATGCACAGCAAGGCGCTGGTGGCCAATCCCAACGTTCGCAATCTTTCCCCGGAGGAAGCCCTCAAGCAGTTAATGGAGGCCAAGCCAGCAATCAAGGAGCTATTCCGTCTTCCAGCGGGACAGTTTCTGGTGGAGTACCTACTGGCACAAGCTGATTTGTACAAGGATGAATTTTTTGATAAACAGGATGCTACTCCCGAAGATAAAGCATATCTTCGGGGGCAGCTTCAAGTCTTTGATGATATTATAGGGTTAGTTGCTTTTATGAATGCTTTTAAGGTTTTGCAGATTAATAAATAGGGAGAGGATTATGGGATGGTTTAGACAGAAGGACGGGTCGTTAGCACCCGGAGAAGATAGGGATGGGCTTGCTGATGTTGAATTCAAGCCTGAGAAGTTCAAGGAAGAACTAACTAATACGCTGACTGAAAAGTTTGCAGCCCAGGAAGCTAAGCAAGCTGAAGCAATGAAGCCAATGCAGGAAATGGCAGAGTTGATGAAAGCAGAACGTGCGGAGCGAGCGGCAGCGGAAGCCAGACGTGTTGCGGCGGCTAAGCAAGAAGAGCAGGGAGATTTTAGCGAACGCATGATGCTTGATCCTGAATCTGCGATTGAAGAGAAATTGCAGGGAACGAATAAGGCACTTATGCTTCTAGCTGCTCGTGAAGCGAGGCGTGAGACTCTAGATTCTAAGGAGTATTATCATGGCGCTATTAAAGAGCGTGCTGATGCTTTGATTGAAACACTTCCGCTAGCGCAGCGTTCAAATGCTGGGTCGCTTGAGAATTGCTATAAGATCGCTTGCTTTGATAACCAGAAGGAAATTACCGAGGGCAAGATCAAAGCACGGAATACGAGCGGAATTTTCGAGGGCGGGTCTACAGGAGCACCGAGTGGTTCTGGGAGTGCAGAAGCTCACGATAATCTTAGCGTTGAAGAAAAGCAGATGGCTAAGAATTTCGGTATGAGTGAGAAGGAATGGGGAGCACAAAAACGGGAGATGAGTTATGTCTAATGAGAAGGAAGTTGAAGAGTTTACGGCTGATCTTCGTGCAGATGATTTGAAAGGTGCAGCCCCCGCCAAGCACACAATCGCTAAGCCGCCTCTTGATGTTGCAGATCCCTCCAAGCCACTTACAGCGGCGGATGTACTAAAGCTCTCGCAGCAAATTGAAGCGAATGTGCGCAAGCAGATCGCGGAAGCTAAGTTTGATGCCGGAATGTCAGGACAGATTTTGCCAAAGCGTGTTACTCCGATTTCTGATTTCTCAAATGTAACTCTAGACCAAGTATACGATATCGATTTTCCAATCGAAGCAAAGCCTTTTATGAGTGCCGATGGGCTTGTGGTAAAGCTCAAGGATACGAATTACGAGGCGCGCTGGGTTAATAAAAATCCTCAGCGTATCGGCGAGATGCTGGGAAAAGGCTTCACATATATTTGCCCCTCTGATTTGCATTCTGAAGGGAGTCAAAAAGCAATTGAGCCTTCTCTAGATGCAGAAGGTCATTATACAATCAATGATGTTGTAGCAATGAAGATTGATAAAGCAACATACTACAGAGCACTGCGTTTCGCCCATGAGCGGGCTGTGGGTACAACTAATAATGTAAAACTACACGAGCGCGCAGCAAAAGCAGCTAACACGTATATGCAGCATTCAGATGCTCGGAATGATTTTCAATCAGCATCTAACGAGCGGAAGATGGCGTTTTATTCACCAGATGTAACAATTTAATACTGAGGTTTAAATATGGCTGGACCAAATCTTACATATCATCAGCCCATCTATACGGCGCAGACCACTACTGGTCTGACTCCGCTAACTGGGGCGAATTCTGAACAGTCTGGACAGACTTTTAAGCTCGGAACTCCTGTCCAGCAAAATGCTGGTTTTATTCGAGCGTGGGATGGTGCTACAGTAGCGGCTGCGATTGCTGGATTTAGTCTGACTAATGGATTGAACCTTGGTACAAGCGGTGCAGGCGCTCCGGGCGCTTTTGGGCAGATTGGACCTCCGGGAGCAATTCAGACTTATGGCAATGTTCCTAATCAGCCGGCGGCTTTTAATATTGCTGTAGGCACTCCTATTTCGGACGGTCGTACTCTGTTCGAGTCTGCCGTGGACGATAATATCTTCGAGGCTACTTTTGATAACTCGACTGGTACTGTAGCAGCCAATTATACTCCGACACAGGCAATGATTGGGACACAGTTTGGACTCACAATCGATGCTAGTGGTCAGTGGTATGTTGACGCTGCTAAGACAACTCCGGGTACCAACACAGTAGTAACAATGGTTGGAATTAATCCAATCGACCTCACAGCAACTGGAACTACCTACATCGTAAATGCTCGTGTGCGCTTCCAGGTTCTCTCCTCGGCAGCTCAAATTATCATAGGTTAATAGTACAAAAAGGATATAAATTATGGGAACACAAGTTCGTGGAGCATTTCCTAAACTTATGGCTCCGGGGCTGCATAAAATCTACGTTGATGCACTTGAGACAGAACAGCGCGCTGAAGAGTATCAGGCAGTTTTTAATGTAAAGACCTCGGAATCTGAGTACGAGCAGGACTTGAAGATGGCCGGATTCGGCCCGCTTCAGGAAAAGCCGGAAAATACGCCCGTAGCGTATACACAGATGATTCAGGGTGGAGATAAGCGGTATATTCATCTTACTTACGCGCTTGCTGTTCGTACCTCGAAAGAGCTATGGCAAGATGCTAAGTATGGTGTTATTAAGACCGCTCCTAAAGCTCTGGCTCGTTCGATTCGTTATACTAAGGAAATCGTAGCGTTCAATATCTTTAATCAGGGGTTCTCTAGTAATGTCACTACGACTGATGGAGTATCTCTTTTTAATAACGCTCATCCTCTCCTTGGTGGGCCTAGTGCTACTAGCACCTGGGCTAGTCTTCCAAATCTTATCAGCGCAGCCGGCACTTTCCCTAATCGTCCTGCTACTGATATTGATCTGTCGTTTACTGGTGTGCAGTTGGGCACTACTCAGTTCGAGAGACTAGTAGATTCTCAGGGCTTGCCAATTAATCTGAAGCCGACTAAGGTTTTGATCGCGCCGGAGAATCGTTTCCTCGCGCGTGAGATTTTCGGTTCCAGTGGTAAGCCCGCAACTGATACGAATGACATCAACTCTTTGCTCGGTGAAGATTTGAGTTACATGGTATGCCACTACTTTACAAATGCTGGCCCGTGGTACATGACTGCGGATAAGAAAAATCACTCGCTTACTGTGTTCATGCGGCAGAATCCTGAAGATGAATTTGATGAGGATTTTGATACCGGAGCTATGAAACAGAAGACTACCATGCGTATGTCTGCGGGCGCTACAGATTGGCTCGGAACTTGGGGCAGCAACGGAGCTTAATGCTCGCGGTCTACTGAGCGGAGGTAGACGTGCTATGACCAACACTCTATACAGAGTTCCTTGATTCATAGCACGTCGGCCCCACTAGATTTGGCCCTCTCCCCCGTCTAGTGGGGTTTTAATAGGAGATATTATGGCATTGACGATTTGTGAAGCGATTGCGAAGATGGAAGGGTTTGGGGTTGCGGGTGGGCGTGCGACACGGAATAATAATCCGGGGGATATTGAGTTTGGAGCGTTTGCGCATTCGTTTGGGGCGTTGAGGATTGAGACTATTCCGCCTCCACGGACTCCGAGATTTGCGTATTTTCCAACTGTGGAAGCAGGATTCGCTGCGATGCGCGCGCTGCTGAAACAGCATTATGCTGGGCTTTCGATTGCGGATATGATTTATAAGTATGCTCCTCCGGTGGAGAATAACACGGAAGAGTATATTAGGAATGTCTGTACATGGACAGGACTTACACGAAATATACTTATTGATAATTATCTGTAGGAGGATGTATGAGCTACGGACTTCCTAATAAGCATACGTGGGGCGAGGGAGCATGGGCGTTTTGCTCCCGTTGCGGGGATCGAACTCCGATTAAAGATATGCAATGGCAGCGCGGTAAACTTCTCGATGCGAAATGCTTCGACGCATTCCCGCTACTCGGCCAGATCGACAAAGGTATCACAGACGCTCTCAGCATGATAATCCTCGAACCAGATTTACAGCCGGATCCAAAGTTAACAATGCCTACGCTTGATGGGCAGAATGATGATATATTCATTTAAAGGAGATTTTTGATATGAGTTGGCATGGGCATAGTGATGCTGAAATTATTCATACAAATAGAAAAGAACGTAAACAAGGATTTTATGACCACGGCACTAAAGCATATGATAAACTAAGTGTTGCCGCCGATAATGATCCTAGACCTTTTAAATCAAATAGTCCTTCTATGCGACTAGATAGATTAAATGATAGGAAATTGGGTAATCACGAAGTTTCTGAATCGCAGCAAAAAGAATTTAATAATGAAAACCGTGCTGTTGCGCAAGCTAAGAGTGCTGCTGCATTAGGCCTTAAATATAAAAATACAAATAGGCGGGCACCAGAAGGTGGCCCGGCTAAATAGTCAGGAGCTACAATGGCAAATAACATCAGTGCGAATCCTTGGTATTTGGATACTGCGAGTACGAATCTCGTATGGCCGGGGCGAATTTATATCAAGGATATGATCTGGAATGATCCTATAGCAGCGGCTACGCTTACTGTAAAAGATCAGAATGGGAATATTATTATTAATAAAGTAGCTGCTACAACTGATCCATTTCCTACTGGCACCCTTGGCTGGGTAAATGGTCTGGTAGTAACTGCTATGACCTCCGGCACTCTTTCCGTATTTATCAATAAGTAATAGGATACTAATATGCCCAGCGGACTTCGTAAGACGACAGGAAATCATTTCGAGATCTATTACGAAGAGCCGTGGGGCGGAGTTGCGTCGGATAAGAGTTCGGTGGATATTGCTGAGAATCAGTGTGTTAAGATGGATGGAGTTACGATTAAGAACGGCTTGCTGTGCTACTCGAATATGGCGAGTCAGAATTCTGTCTGGGATTTGGAACTTATACCTCCTAAGGCAGTACCTGAGTATACGTTTATTGTATTACCATTTACGTATACTTTTGTTATCGATACTGCTATAACACTGAATTACGGGCTTTCTAGTATGTATGCCGGTGGAATTCTAACAATTCCAGACTCCTCGATATTCATAGTCGGGCAGATAATCCAACTCGCAGGTCTCGCTACTCCTTGCCCTAATCCCATCACTGATTGTATGCGCGTGACGGTTACTCAGATTATAAACTCAACGCAGGTGCGAGTGCTCAGTGTGCTCGCGACAACTTCAAACCAATTCTCGTGCGCTACGCCCCTTGGTGGTTATACTGGGGTGGAGTATTTTGGCTCTAATCTGTCCGCTCCGCAAACGCCGTATAATGCGACCCTGCCTTTGCTCTCAGCTACTCCTACATTCCTGGACACAGATCCCAGTAGCCCTACTTATAATCAATACAGAGGACTGGAAGTGTTGTGGGATTTTGACGCTGGCCCCGCTTATGTTATTGGCCAAGGAGTACAGTTTACAATCACAGGTTGCGATAATCCAGCATTAGATGGGCTGTATACTTATATTGGCGGTATTACTGTTGGGTATGTTACTGGCTCCGGCGGAGACGACCAACCAGTTCCCGCGCTGCTGCCAAACGGTACGGCAGCGGGGACTTCTGGGACTATTAATTTTCTGAACGTAGATTTACCTATCCCCGCGACTCCGACTGATTATTATGCGGATGCTTACACATCGCTGATTTTTAATGCCTCTAATTTCTTATGTGCTGTAGATCAATATGGGCTTACTTATATCGCGACGCTGCAATCAGATGGTACGATTAAATTCCAATTCGACCAGTTCGCCTCTGGGGGGGCTAGTCTTATATTTGGCGCTCCATCAGCAGTGAAAGTAGTGAATGGGATTGCGTACATTGCGTATTATACTCGAAGTGAGTTATACGCATATACACCGACAGTGTCTTATACTCGCGTATCTACATACACAGCGGGGTTATTTATCGATATATTCGACGAGTATATGATCCAGCTTAATTGCAATTCCGCTGTGGATGGCGTACAGCAGACACTCGTGAGCTGGAGTTCCCCGGATGCGTTTGGTACCTGGGATCCTTCCGTGAATAGAACTGCGGGCTTTAATCTTCTAACCTCGGTCGAGGATTTTATTTCAGGGTTTGTTGCGGTTGATAACGTAGGGTATATATTCAAGCGTACTGGCGTTACTCAGATGACGGCGACAGGCGTAGCGATTGGCCCTTGGGCTTTTACTACGTACTGGAACTCTACTATCGGGCAGGGGCTTGTATTTCCATACACTCTTAAACAGTTTGGGCGTTTTACATTCTTAGCTACGGATAGTGATATTTATGCGTTTTATGGTGGTTCATTTACACCTATTGGATCGCCCGCGCGAACAGCGATCTATA